CTCTTCCGATCTGTAAGGCATTTGAACTATTTTCTGCACAAGGGTTTGAAATGTCAGCGATCGAGTTCAAGATCAAAGAATTACAGATTTGTGTAATGCGTGGATATAACTCACGCGCTGAGATTCTTTCACTTATCAAAAAGGCAGGGGCATAAAAATGGCAAAGCAAGTTTATAAGTTGGTCGAAGTTGGATCTAACGAAGAATTAGTAAATGCGGAATTGACCGAAGCCAAGATCAAAAAATTAATCAAACTTTACCAAGCGTCAGGCTTGAAAGTTTACTTAGCGGCTTGATACCTTACGGAATGAAAGGGGCAATAAAATGAAACCATCAAGCAATATGGAGTTAGGTAAGAAATTTGTCAGCATGATCCGTGAGGCTCAGACTCAGGATCAGAAGCAAGCGATCTATGACGCGGCTTACGCTTACGCAATTATTGCGGGTCGTGATTTTGTAAAGTTTCAACCAATGTTTTTTATGAATTACATTGATACAAATTCAGGGTTCAAAGCACAAGTTCAATACGGATACGAAGGGGCAAACGCATAATGGAAAAAACACTTAACAAAATGAAATGGGTTCAGATCAGTAAAGATACTTCAATGTTACTTACACAAACAGTTGAAGATCCAAATCTAATCAGTATGAGCCCTTGGCAATGGGGAATGGGTCACGGCGTAACTACGCTTGATAAAGATTCAGCGATCAAGTTGGCAAACGTGTTGCTTGATCTAGCGGGCGGGGGAAATCAATGAAATACAAAATACTCGCTGGCGTAGCGATCGTTACTTCAATAGCAATAACAGTTGGAGTTACGATCTCGCTATTAGTTATGTTCAACGTTATTAAACCTGTTTACGGCGATTGCCATAAAGAAGGGATCGATCGGATCTGTACACTTAAAGGTTATGAAAGATCCGGAAAATGATTTGCGAGATCTGCGAGTCAAACCCGCCTAGATCACCGGAAAGCAAATACTGTGAATCATGTTTAGACGAATACAAATCAAGTGATGGGGACAAATTATGACAAAAATAAAGCGAGTGAAATTTAATCTAAAGCGTTTTCGCGCAGGTTACTATGAATCTCCGGATGGTAAATATTACGTATTCAAGGGAAGTAATGGTTGGTGGTCTATGGGTGAACGACATACGACGGCAAACCTGCATATTGAAGATTATGAAACGTATGCCGCGGCTCGAACCGCGATTTGGAATTTAGTTAAGGGGGAAAATGTATAAATCAATTAATGAAATCCAGCAAGCGAATGAATCGATCGGTCACGCGTTTTTCAAAAACGAGTGGTATTGCCAAGTGGCAGATCCGGCGGTTTATGGCGGGATCTATTTCATAACCAAAGAAAGCCTAAGCATTGGATTTGTAACTGTGCCGGAAGCGTTTACGATCCGATATATCCAACCGGATAAGTCGATTGGGACATACGGCAAAACCGGACAATTTGAAACGTTAGATCAGGCTCAACAGAAGGCAAAGGAGATAAGATGATCCTACTTATGATCGTCGGAGCAATAGCCATGACGTTAATAGCAAGTGCTTTAATGGGATTGGAAGAATGGGTAAATCGTGAATAGAAAAGAAAAGCGAGCGGCAGAAAAAGCGGGCGTACCGCATACGGTTACGTTTCCAAATTTAGTAACAAATACTGATTGCTCAGTAATTGTTATATGGGATGAAAAATTTACGCCAACACTTACATTCGTGGATGGCAACCAAGTGATCTATTCGATTCCGGCGTTGGAATTTATGGAATCGATTGGGAAATTAACGCGGGAAGCGTTGGAGCGATTTAAGAAGTCGATCGAAGGCTGATTATGGCATGGTGGAGATCTAAAAAACCGGATGAAACAAGATGGATCTGCCCGTTTGAAGGGTGTGAAGATTACATTATTTGGAATCCGGCGATAGATCTTAACCAAGCCATTTTTAACCACGTGTTGCATTTACATCCGGTGGATTTAGATCCGACATTAGGCGCGTTGCTTACAAAGAAAATGCGCAAGGAGTACGTAGAATTTTGCTTGAAGGTACAAACAGATAACTTAATCGAAGAAATGGGGCAAATGGAATGAGATCAGTAGGGGACGATTACGTATTAATAGCGCATAACGCAAGCGCGACTTCGGTGAAAGCGGCAGAAAAAGCGTTGCCAAGATCCGGAACTATGCGACATTTGATTTATGAAACCGTAAAAAATTACGGCGGGTTAGCGGATTTTGAATTAGAAAAGATTCTTAGGGGAAAACATCAAAGTATCAGCGCGGGGCGTAGATCTTTAGTTATTGATGGTTTTCTAGTTGATACGGGACATACGCGCAAAAACGAAAGTGGTAACGAGTGCGCTGTGTGGAAGATCGCATCTCATTTGCAGGGAGAACTATTTTTATGAATATTGGAGCGTTATGGGCTGTGTCGGTAATTATGTTAGCCGTATGGGTATGGCGTAAATGATTATCGGAATACTTATTTATATTGGCGTATTAAATACCGTTGGAATTTTATTCGGGATCTACGGTTACGGATCGGCTAAAGGATGGTGGGGTTAATGCCATCGTATGAGTATCAATGCGAACAATGTCAGAAAATAGTAGAGATTTATCGATCATTTGACGAAAAAGAAAAAGATCATAACTGCACAGAATGTGGCGTAACTTTGAAAAGAAAATGGACGGCAACACCCGCAATATTTCGTGGCGGGGGATGGGGTGGGAGTAAATGAAAAGAAAAGGAATTAATAAATATTCCATATTGGTTAAAGGTCGTAAATCAAGTTTTGGGATTGGTTTCGATATATCAAAATACGGAATCTCTTTTGAATTGGGATTATGGTACGTAGGGATCGAATTCTAATGAGCGACGTAAACGACGTTTTATTAAATCGTCAAAATGATTACGGAGACGCGTTACCTAACTTTCGTAAAATTGGCAGAATTTGGGGAGCGTTGCTTGGGATTGAAGATATTCCGCCATTTAAGGTGGCGTTAATGATGGACGGATTAAAAAGCGTAAGGATCTCAGATAGTCCGGATCACGTAGATTCGTGGGTAGATAAATTAGGTTACACAATTCACGGGCGGGCTATTGCGGAAGAAACAATAATTCGGTGTAAGTGTGGAGCGTGGCGGGATTTGAATCTGCCTTGCTCTACTTGTACCCTAATGGACGCAAGATATGAACCGAAGGGAGAATCGAAATGATCTCAACCAATGGAGTTTCAGCATGATGGCTTGGATGAACGGGGAAACAGGTCAAGCCTGACACGTTTTTTACGATCTCTTTTAGTAATTGCTACGGCAATAGGGATCGGATTTGCTTCACCTGCTATGGCGATCGCGCCGGTTCACGAAGCAGGGTTTATTGATCGTACTCCAATGGCGGCTATGGCTCATGCGCAAAGATTGGTACAAAGTCCGGTTCAATGGGGTTGCTTGAAGCAACTGTGGACGGCTGAAAGCAACTGGCGTCCTAATGCGTATAACCATACGGCTGTTCGACAAAACGGTCGCAAAATCCATGCTGGCGGTATTCCTCAGATCTTAGGTTTAGATCCCGCGACTCCGGTGCGGGATCAGATCCGGATCGGAATCGGGTACATAAAAAATCGGTACGAAACGCCCTGCCACGCGTGGCATTTTCACCTGCGCCATAACTGGTACTAGGTGTAAAAAAGTTACCTTTTGACACCTTTTGGTACTTGTAAAGGTTACGGATTACCCCTACTTTATGACTGTAAGAAATCAAACAAAGGGGCAAAAAATGAGTGAAGTAGTTAAGAAATATCAACAAGCATTAAAGAAGCAAATCAATGTTGAAATGGCTCAGGCTGAAATGCGCGAAGAAGCAGAAAAGCGTGGATACCGTCAATGTGACGCAAAAGTAATTGTTGAACAAGTTGGCAAAATGAACATAATGGGAATCTCCGGCGGTCGCGTGATCGTGAGAGAAACAGGGATCACTTTGCCAGTTGCTCGCGGTTACAGCGTGGAAATTGATTTGAACGGTTTAGATCTTTACGACGTAAAGCGTGTTTATACACGCGCTGGCGAAAGATCAGTAAAAGGCGCAGTTATTGACGTTTACTGTGAAGATGTTTCAGACGTTGCTTATTACGCAAGTTGCTACGTAAATGTGCAATTTGGCGGGGAAGCATGGCAAAAGGTGGTTGCTTAAATGTGGTTTATATACCGGAGAAACCGTTACTGGTGCTTGTCAAAGGTTACGATCTCCGGTAATTTCAACTCGTAAGGAAATCGAAAGGGGCAAAAAATGAAAAAAGCAACAGGAAATAAAAAGGGACAAGAAGCATTTCGCGTTTTGCAGTTATGGCGTGAAGAAGGTTTAGAAGAATCAATTACAGGGCATGAAGCATGGATCTTGACAGTTGGACGTGTTGGAAAATGTTATATGGTGGAAAAAATACGTTTGATCGAAGTTGCCATGAAATATGCAAATAAGGGTGGATCAGTAAATCTTTACTTAGATAATACACAGGGGGTTAATCGTGTTTCAGTTAATTAAAAATAACGAAGTAATTTACGAAGCAGAAAACATCAATGATCTTTACATGAAACTTCATAAGGTTCAGGGTCAAAGTTGGAGTTACGCGCTTAGTTATGGCGGATATAAGATCGTCAAAAAGCAAACCGTAAGCCAATAAGAATTAGCACACTGACGTAACCTTTCCGTCGTGGGGGTGTGCTAATATAAAGAAGCGGACTTTGTTGCCCCTTAGTCCGCTCGCGAAATCTCGCCGATAAGCAGGTCTAACCAGCGTAAGGCGGGATTTCTGCTATGTTACGGTAATGGCTAAAAAGGGTGGAAAAAGTGCGGGGGGACGTAATGACGATCGCCCAAATGGTAAAGCGTGGAAGAAAAAAACTAAGATT